CTTCCGTCGTCTGACAGGCAGGGAGATTACCGAGGTCCAGGTTACTGAGGCGTCTGCCATGGCTGATTATATGTACTGCTGTTGTGCTGCGGCATCCGCTGCCGAGCATATTGAGTTCAACTACTCAATCGATGACTTCGCTGACCTCATCACTCTTGACGTGATGAAGGCCTGGTCTCAGTCTATCGCTACCGAAGCGACTGAGGGCGAAGATGCAGCAGCGCAAAAAAAAAGCTAACGATTACCGAGCTATTCGGTATCGCCGTCGGTCAACTCGGCATGGACGTTGAGACCTTTGACATTCTCACACCTGAGGAGTTCTCTGAAATAATGGCGAAATACAATGATCATCTTGAATCTACGATGCGTGATGAGTGGGAACGTGCCCGTATCATGGCTGCTATCCTCATTCAACCGCATATCACTCGCAAAATAACTCCCGAGAAGTTATTACCGCTTCCATGGGATAAGAAACGCAACAAAACAAAAGCGCCGGCGATCTCTAAGGAAGAGCATCTCCAGCGCTTTCGTGATATTAAGCATCGCCTTAACGGCGGTTGATTACCATTTCCAAAAGTCGTTGTATTTATCGGGAGCGACTAGCAGCACGATAAACAATATAGTAACTATTGCCCCAAAGATTGCTGGGAAATTAATAGAGAAACATAAGATATTTGAAAGTATCATAAGCTATGTTTTTGAAATTCTTTTACAAAGATAGATTATAGTAAGATAATTTAAAAGTTAATAATATATAAATATGGCAAAGTCGGTCATCGAACTCAATATAAAGCAATCCGTTACAGGGGAGGAACAGATGTCAAGGCTGTCATCCGGTCTTGAAGATCTTCATCGGTCTATCAAAAAGTCTCAGTCTGGCATGGATGGACTTAAGCGGAGTGTTGGCGAGACAATCGCTACATGTGCCACATTTTCAACTGCGATGTCTAATATGGCGTCTGCGGTTGGTCAGCTTGCGCAAGGCTACAATGATTATGATAAGGCAATGCGTGCAGTCAATACCATGGCCGGCAAAAATGAGGAAGGCTTTGCCAAGCTCAAAGGTCAAGTCAGTGAACTGGCTAAGACTATACCTCTCGCCAAGGATCAGCTCGCGAATGGTCTCTATCAAGTCATCTCAAATGGTGTGCCTGAAGACAACTGGATTAGTTATCTGGAGGCATCAGCCAAGGCGTCAGTCGGTGGTATTGCTGACCTTGGCCAAACTGTCACCGTAACCTCTACGCTTATCAAGAACTATGGTTTGGCATGGGACCAAGCGGGGACCATTCAAGACAAGATACAACTCACGGCCAAGAACGGCGTCACATCGTTTGAACAGCTTGCCGGAGCTTTGCCTAAAGTAGCCGGTTCTGCCGCTACACTTGGTGTTAGTATTGATGAATTAATGGCATCCTTCGCTACATTGACAGGCGTATCAGGTAGCACTGATGAAGTGGCTACTCAGCTTGTAGCCGTCATGTCAGCATTGACTAAGCCTACCTCTGAGGCATCCAAGCTCGCCGATAAGATGGGTATTCAATTCAACGCTGCCGCGATTAAGGCTGCCGGTGGTATGCAACAATTCTTAAGCCAGTTGGTAGTCAACGTCAAGCAATATGCTCAAGAGACGGGCCAACTTGAGACGGAGATATATAGTACTCTATTCGGATCTTCACGTGCTATCCGTGGCCTTATTCCTCTTACAGGTGAACTCGCTGAGAAGTTTAAGAGCAACATTGACGAAATGAGCAATTCAGCCGGGACTATTGACAGCGCCTTCGAGAATATGAGTTCTACTTCAGAGGCTTTGACACAGAAGTTTAAAAATCAATTGGGCGTTTTTACTGGACTAATTGGCGCATATGCTTCTGCTGCACAACCGTATCTACAATATTTGGCAATATTAGGCCAGTCTATTGCAGGTCTTAAATCTCTTGGTGCAGCTCTTACAATGGCTAATGCTAGCCTCACCAAGATGACGGTCGCTATTATAGGTCAGAGCGCATCGCTCAAGATACAAGACTTCCATCTTAACAACATGGTTAGGACTGAAAAATTGTTGATAGCCATTACAGGTAGGACAACATTCAGTTTTAATGCTTTGAATATCGCGACTAAAGCACTTTATATCACAATCTCTGCCGGCTTGATATGGGTAGTAACTGAGTTGATAAGTCTGTATGAGCAGTGGTGTTCTAAGACTGATGATGTCGAAGAAAAAATCAATGTGCTTCAGGGCGGACAAGATACATACAAAAATACGGTTGCCAGTACAACCGTTGAACTGGATAAGCAGATTCAAAAGCTTGGAGACCTCATCAGTTCAAATTCTGATGCTTCAGGTGCCGTCGAGGAACTGAATAATAAATATGGCAAGATATTCGGGACATATCAAACCGCGTCCGAATGGTACAAGGTGCTTATTAGCAACTCTAAAACATACGTCGAGCAACTTGGTAATGAGGCTGCTGCGATTGAATATGCTACAGAGAAGGCTCGTAAGACTGTCGAACGTGATCAATTGGTTCGTCAGCAGGACAAACTTGTCAAAACTGATAAGGTGGACCTAAAATTCTCCGGTAAGGATGGAAAAATTAAAGCTGCCAAGGTTGGCAAGGAAGGTGAACAAGCAGATGTCGATGAGTACAAACGATTAGATGCAGAAATCAAAGAGTTAAATAAGGATATTTACTCTTTGGAGCAGAGCTATTCTACCGCTATTAGCAATAGCTTACAGTATGCGTCTCAGATCAAAACAAACATCGAGGCTACTAAGACTTCATCTGAGACTAATACCAATACAGATACTAAAACCAATACCAATACTTCAAAAGTCAACACCGAGAAGTTCAATGGCGATAAGTTGATTGAGAACGCTAAAGGATTGGAGGAGCTGGAAAATAATCTCAAATATTACGATAAAGCGATAACAAAGGCTGATGCTTCTGATGAAGAGCATATTCAAACTCTTCAAAATGAACGCAACGAGATTGAGGCTCAGATTGAAGAGATTAAGCTACTCAATGAGAAACTGGGTCTCCCCGTAAAATGCGAAAGTTTGTCAGATTTTGACAAATGGCTGAATTATCTCAATGCGGCATCTGATGTCGCTTCGTCTGAGGAACTGCCCGCACTGAAGAAGAAAATCGAGGAGGTGCAGGCTGCGCGTGACGACTTCGAGGATGCCGCTGAGCCGGTTATCAACATAAAGGACATCAAGTCATATGATGAGTTAGACAAGGCTATTAGCCGCGTTGACCGCAAAACTGCTAAAGCTACTAAGGAAGGCCGCGAAGCTCTCATCAAGGAACGCAAGGAGCTTGAACGGCTCCGCCAAGAGTGGGAGGACCTTGACGCAGAACTTAGTAAGCCTGGCGAAATTTCTCAGATTAATAATCTCCGCGATTTAGCCGAAGCAGAAACATATTACAATAATCTCCGAGAACGCGGTAACGCGGACGAGATTGCCAATGCTCATGAGATGTTGCGTCTCATCGAGCAGCGCCGTAAGGCTCTCACCGTTGGCGAGACTATCAGTGACTATGAAACCGAGGTCAATGACGTCGGTAAATATGGCGAAAAACAGATGAAAATTGAGATCAAGGCTATCGGCATTGATGGTGTCAAAGATAAGATACTTGAACTCAATAAACTCCTTGCCGATGGTAATCTCACTGACGAACAGGAGAAACGAGTCCGCAAGCTCATATCAACGTATGAAGGTTGGCGTAAGTCCATGGCCCTCAGCTTCGACACATTGAAGGACGGCTATGGCGATATCAAATCTGTCGGCAATGCTCTTATCAGTATGCATGATACTTTGACCGAAAGTGGAACTGCGTGGGAAAAGATTACGGGACTGATAGATGCCTTCATCTCGTTGTATGAAGGCGTTAATGGTGTCATCAGAATAGTAGATGAATTGACCAGCGTAACTAAACTTTTTACCGGGCAGAAGACAGCAGAGTCGGCGGCTTCAGGTGTATCGGCAGCGGCATCAGAAGCTGAGGTTGCTGCTCAAGCCGAACAAGCTGTGGCGATGGTGCCGGTTATCGCTGCCAACAAATTAGCGACCGCCAGTTACGTTGAATTGGCTGCTGCTCAATATATGGCAGCTCACGCAGCCATCCCACTTGCCGGCTTTGGTATTGGTTCGGGATTCGCGACAGGGGCGGCAGCATTGGTCAAGTCAATTGGTGTTATGCCATTCGCCAAGGGTGGTGTCATCAGCGGTCCAACAGTCGGTCTCTTGGGCGAATACTCAGGGGCATCGAATAACCCTGAAGTCGTTGCGCCTCTCGACAAACTCCGTGACCTCATCGAACCACGCACAGCATTTGCCGGTGGCAAGGTCGAGTTTGAGATCAAGGGCCGTAAGTTGGTCGGCGTTCTTAACAAGCAATCTAAATACTCAGATAGAATATGATAACAACATACAAAGGTTACTTCCTGGATATTGAAGACGTCCGCTATGACTTCGAGATACTCGAGGACATAGCGGAGGGACGCGATGTTGAGGAACTGAGCTTCCCCGCTGATGAACCCGCGTCTATCGAATGGGAAGAGACTGACAAGCTCACGCCCATTCAAGGCTCGGCTCTGACGCTGAAGGTTAACAGCGACTATGACCGCCAGTTCCTTCGCCTCTACACGACAGAACCGGGAGCGGTCATCATCAAGGTCTATCGTAGCGGTCGAATATATTGGGTGGGCGCTCTCGATACTGAGCAGTATGAGGAGCCTTACGCTACGGAGAAGAATTATGATGTCACTCTCACCTTCAGCGATATGGCTGTCATGGCTCGCCGCTCATGGACGATGACCGGCTTCAAGTCGCTGCGAGACATTATCACGGCATGTCTCGCCCCTACCCGATTGATGGATGACGGCATGATGACATCGATAGTATATGCAATCTCAACGACTGATGCTTATGATACGTCCGGTGTTACTACATGGCTTGATAACTGGGGCGTAGCATCTGACAACTGGTACGATGAAGACGGAGAACCGATGACGCTGCGTGAAGTTCTTGAAGCAGTCCTTCAGCCTCTCGGCATTCGCCTTGTGCAGAAGAACGGACTGCTCATCTTCTACGATCTGGAGTATCTCTACCAGAATCAGACAGCACAAGAAATATCATGGGCGTCAGAGGATCAAGTGCTTGGCGTCGATGCTGTCTATAACAAGGTCAATCTCACATTATCACAATATGCCGATGACAACCTCATAGACGGCTCTATTACCGAAGATGATCTCAAGTATGATAAATACTCTACCAAGGTTTGGTATCTCGGTCTATGGACCGCATCTGAGACAACATCGGGCTTCTCTATGAAGTGGGGCACTCCTACTGCGGGGCTGCCTGATAATCTTATCACTAAGGCTGCCATCTTCAAGATGACATCCGATTACAGCAGCTGTGACGGTGCCGGTGTCTGTTGTGCCTTCCGTGCCAGTGACCGCTCTGGCGGTGATACAAATAGCTTATACCAAGAGGTTCTCTATAGCACCGAGATGAAGAATGATTATACGTTCCTCAACAATGGAGGAACGTATGACTATCTATTCAAGGTCAATGGAGGTTACATTCTTGGAGAACTCGCAGGCAAGAAGGGATTCAAGTTGCGTATCCGATTAGATATGCTGCTCGACGCTCATTACAATCCGTTCGAGGATGATGATGACAATCAGCGAGATAAGGATGTCGAGGACTTGAAGAAACTCCTTGAGTTCGTATATGTGCGCTGTAAATTGACATTGCGTAACTCGTCCGGCACTGCCATCATGCACTACAACAATGCCGGGGCTTTCGATAACCCGAAGTTGATGGGTGGCAGCGGAGGTAGAAGTGGCAGCTGGATAAGCGGAGAGGCAGCCTGGGATGAGATGTTCTTGGCATACTACGACTGGGACAACCGCAAGGAGAACTCAGCAGTCTGCAATGGCTGGGTGACGAATCGCCAGATTACAGGTTATGAGAATTACAGCACGATCCGCAAGAGTATCCAATCAAGAGGCGACGGTGAGTTCATTATTCCTCCGTCTCGTGACGGCTGGCTTGAGCTTCAGATAGCGCCCGGTGTCTCTTGGAAACATAAAAAGGATTCAAATA